TTCCAGCAAGAAATCGTAAGCGTTTATCTGTAATTCGTCAAAAGTAAAGTCTTGGACTAGCAATTGCTCGCCCTCGACCTGGTCAAATATTGACCTTGTGTTATCCATTACAAGACCCTCGTAAAGATCATTGCAAACCTCAATGTCCAAGTCTAACTCCAAGCGGTTTAGTGTCTCAAAAATAAGGCTTCCAAGCTCTGTGTCTACACTTGGCCCAACCAAATCCACTTCTTTAAGTTGCGCTAATCCGTCGGTTGCCGTTACCACGACCGGGTAAGGCGGGTCTTGGAATGGCTCGCCAGTAATGTCGTTAAGTAAATAGCCTTTAAAGACAACATTACCCTCAAATTTATGCACAACTAAAAACTCGCGATCCGAATAACTAAAGAAATTCCTAAAATCTGTCGTGTCAGTTGAGTAAAAAGAAATCGTAAACGTCGTGGACATTATCGGCGTTGTAATGTCCTCGTTGTCTTCGCGTTCGTATTTATGCGTCGCTGGTTGCTCGGTTGCAATTAATTCCGTGGAGGCGCCAACAAAACCGTCCTGGTAAATTTCAACTAGGTTGGAATAGTTGTCGATGTCCTTAAATGGAATCGTGTATTTTAAGCCGTATGCCATTGGTTAGAATTTTCTTGCTCTTGTTTTATTTCCCCTGTTCAACGTGCCAACTAAGTTGTCGCCGCTAATCGTAAAGGTAACATTTCCGCCCATCATGTTTTGCAATTTGCTTAAAGGTGCGATAACCTCAGGATTTGTTTTTGCACCTGAATACTCACCAACAAGCGCAGCCGTTGGACCGCTTACAATACCTCCAGCCGCAAACGGCGTAAGTCCTCCAATGCCCAATGATTTACCGCCTTTTAACAAAGCACCAAAACCGCTTTTGGCTCCAGCCGCTTTACCAGCTGACATGACCGCACCGCCTGTTAAAATGTTTAAAGTTACCGCCGCCGCAATGGCCGCCGCAAACCTTAAAACCATTTGTTTTAGCGCATCAAAAATGCCTTGGAAAGATATTTTACCAGTCTCGGCAAGTTGCCCAAGCGCTTGGCCAAACAAATCCCCAACCATTAAAGCTGCGTTCATGTTTTGAGCAACTAAACCAGTTTCGTAAGCCAATTGCGATTGTGCCGTATTGTAAGCCTGTAACCTTGCAACCGCGTCCTCAGGAATCGTTATGCCTGGCATTGTTAAAGCAATTTGTTTATTCATTGCCAAAATGCTTGCCGATGCGTTTTGGATCATGTTTAAACGCTCGGGAGTCATTTGTTGCGTTTGGTCGGTTGGTTGTCCGCCAAATGCATCCCTTGTGCCAACTTTTCCAAGTGTTGCGTTTTGAGTTTTAATAAACTCCTCGGACTCTTTTCTAAGTTGCTTTATTTTTTGGTCGTGGTCCTTTTTTAGTTGCTTAGCTAGTTGATCGCTGACTTGTTTAGAGGCTTCTTTTGTCTCATTTTCCTTTTTTAGCGCTTGCTCTGCCTCAACCGCTGCCTTTTTAGTTGCGTTAATTCCAATTGCAACGCCTTCCATTGTTGCCGCGTAAGCTGGATCAATGAAAGAAAGTAATTGGCGGCCAAAAGCTTGCAAACCACTATCGCCAGCCTCTTGCGCAACTGTATTAACAGAATTTAAAGAGGTTACTAAATCGCCAAGTATTGTGTTGGATAATTGTAAAACGCTAGATATTAAACCGCTAGAGGACGATCCAATTGCCAATTGTAATTGAGAAAAATTGTCTTGCAAGTTGGAAATTTGACCGCCAACAGTTTCCGAAATTGCAGCCATTGAGCCGCTGACACCTTCAGCATTTCCAAGGCTAATTAAATAATCCTTAATCGCTTCGTCTGTCTTTTCTACCTCCGTTGTTACGCCTTTAAAAGTAAACGCAACCTTATCGCCCTCAGCTTTTGCACGAATACCAAATTCTTTTAAACGCTCAAATTCGCCAGTCATTGCGTCCAATGCCGCCTCTGTTAATTGGTCAAAAGATTTACCAGTTGAGGAGGCAAGGTCACCCAACGCAGTCATTTGATCTAAAGTAGGTCTAAAACCTCTATTAGCTAATTTTACAAATGAGTCTGTTAATTCGTTTACTTGAAAAGGTGTTTTTGATGCAAACTCAACAATTTGAGTCATCGCAACTTGAGCCGCTGATTTACTGCCAAGCGTTGTTGTTAAAACGGCTTCCATTTTTTGGAACTCGGCAGTTGTTGAAACAACCGCTTTGCCAAAACTCAAAAGCATATCGGCGGCAAATAGACCGCCCATAGTTTTACCTAAATTTCCAAAGGCGCTGGATAATGCATTTGTTGATTTTGTGCTTTCGCTATTTCCTTTCCCAACCTTTTGGTTTAAATCGTCAACCTCCGATTTTATGTCGGCCATTGCTTTGTTAAACTCTTTTAGTTGGGCGACAATGTCAACGTTTAATTTTGCGCTCATTGTATTTTATTTGTTATCGTGTCGAAACTGGCTTGTTCTTCAAATTTAAGGTTTTGCCAAGTAAGTCCAATTTCATAGGCTTTAGCCTTTTCTTCAGCGGTTGGAATTACAATTGGTTTAGCGTCTAGTAAAGGAATGCGCCAATACTTATCAGGCTTTCTAATTAAATCCCCTTTTTTAGTAACATTAACGTTGTTTAACTGCACCCAAATAGTCCTAAATAAATTCTCTTCTTTGCTTTGCCTAATTTGGTAACCGTATGCAATGGATTGATACTCGGCAAAAGACATAAAATAAAAAGAGTCAGGCGCAATGCCTAACTCCCCAATTGCGTAATGCAAAATATCGTTAAAAGTTATTTTTTTTTTGACTCGCTAGCCTCACCGCCTGGATAATCAATTTTCGTGATTGAGCTTATGCCTTGCATAATTACTTGGACAACTTTGCCAACCTCGTCCGCTGGATTAGAATCCACCCAGTCAATAATATCTATTTGATCTAAGGTAAATTCTTTGTCGTTGTAAAGCGCATCGACATAAAGAGCCGCGTAAATAAACTTTGCGATTGATTTAATTTGACCAACACCTGGCTTGGTTAAAGCCTCAATTGTTTCTTGGACGTCGTAGCCAAGGCCTTCGCTAAAATGCAACAAGGCACCCATCCCAAATTTAACAGGATAGGTGCCGCCATTAATTGTTATTATTGTTCTGCCTGAATGATTCATAGGCGAAAGATAATACTAATTAAGTAGATGCTGGTACTACGGTTGCCTTAAGTAATGGACCTTTTCCAGTAAATTCTACGGAATAAGTTACCGCGGCTTCCATTTCAGCTGATACGCTGATTGATGCAACGCTAGCGTTTCCGTAAAATACAAGGTCTCCAGTTACGTTGGTGGTAAACTTCAACGCCACAACAGTACGACCGCTCAAAAGCGTGTAAATGTCGCCAACGTTGTTTGTGTCGTCAAATGCAACCAATCCGTCAGTAGAAACTGACCAATCACGCAATCCAGCGATATGGTCGGCCCATCCGCCATCGTCTTTGCAAGTTGCATCCGCAAGGTCAACGTTTACGGATAATTCTGAAGAGGTTGCGCATCCAATCATTACGTTGTTAAGGTAAACGTTTAAAAGGGTGCCGTTAAATTTGCCAGCAGTTGCCATATTTGTGTTAGGTTAAATTCTAATTTTTTTTAAAAATAAAAGGACTTTGAATAATTGCAAAACAATAAATTTTAAGTGTAGACCAAAAAGTTACCGTCTTGATCTATAATTATTTCGAATAATTCGTCAATAATAAAGCGTTCCGCTGGTAAAATTGTTGGATAAAGTCCGCCAACACCTTTAAAGGTTGCCGAAATAGTTGCAACATTTTCCATAGGCGCCGACTGGCTCAACGATTCAATCATAGCCAAGCCAATAAACGTTAAATTGTCTTCTTGCCCAGCTGACAAATAAACGCGCTCACGATTAACGTAAGCGTTGAATAAATCGCCAAAGGAAAAGCCGTCTTGAATGTATAAGGACTCGCTAGATAGGGACCAGGAGGCAAGCTTGGAAATATGGTCAGCAAAAAAGCCCGATTCGTTGCTTGTTCTATCAAGTTGTCCCATTTCAGCGGACAACTCGTAAGCGGTTGATTTGGCAACTTGATTAAGTCCAACCGTTACAAATAAAGCGGAGCCGTTAACTTTAGCCATTTATCCAGTTCTCAATTGTCATTATTTCACGATGCACAATGTTTGTGTCGGTAATACTTGAAAGGCTAGTTTGTTGAACAAGCTTTGCCGTAACAATTTTGCCAACCTGGAGCGCCAAATAATTTTCGGGATAAAGGCAAACGATTTGCAAAATAGAGTCGGCGATTAGATCAGCGTCAATGCGTCCGTATGGCGCAATACCAGCCGTTACAACGTCCAAAGTAATTGTGGTAATGTAATTATATTCCTGGTTGTCTTTGTCGTCTTCTTGCGTTTGGTTTCCGATTAAAATGTAAGGAAAAACCGCCGTGTCAGGCGCAAAAGTATCGTAACAAGGTACAGGCGCACCTTTGTAAGTAATTGTATTATTTAAAGCCGTCCAATAAGCCTTTCGAATAAATGGTTTTATATTTCTCATTTAGCAAGTAATTTTTTTAAGGTGCGCTCAATATTTTTTGGCAATTCCGTACGTTGTTTAAAAACTTCAGGATAAAAAAACGGCCTTGCTGGTAAGTTTACTTCTTTTATTCCGTCGCCTTTAAATTGGGCCGCGAAATCGCTTAACTCGCTTGGGACCTTTACCCTGGTACCAGTTCCAAACTCGACATAAGCCGCGTAATTAGCGCCAACCTCCACGCCTCCAGTAATTTCGTTTTTACTTACTTTAATTGGCGTTGATTGAATACTATTTTTTAACGCGCCCGTATCAACGGCCACATTGCTTGCAGCCTCGCTTTCAATTGCCAGTATTGAATCCTCAACCTCTGCCCGTACATAGTCGGCAACGTCGTCCTCTAAGTTTTTTAAATACTTATAAAACGTGTTAAGGCTTTGCTTGTTAAATTCAATGCTTAGCATTTTAGTCTCGTTGGATTGCAATAAATTTAAGCATTCGGTCGTATTCGTTAACGTCAATTATTTCGCTAATTACCAGGACTCGACCGCCGTAATTAATATGCATTGACTTGGTAATTGTAACCAAAGGATTGTCGCGAATAATTACCTCCCATTGGTTTTTAATAACCATTTGGTCCTCGCTATTTTGACGCGCACCGCTAAGATTTGTAACCTTTGCCCAGCAAATGTAGGTTACGCTCATCTGCGAATAAAAACCGCCATATCCGTCCCCAAATAAATTTGGATTTAAGAATTGGATTCGCTCGCGTAAATCGCCAGCCTTAATTTGTTTATTAGTCCTCACGCGCCAAACCAGTTATAAGTCTTATAAGGCATTAAGATTGCCTTTACTCCCAAAGGCGATGGAATAGCCTGTAAGTCGCTAAAATCTTCTCGTCTTTCATACAAGGTATTAACCATCATTTTAACTGCAAGCTTTATGTCCTCGGGAACCGTTGTAAATCCAGCCGTATAAACCATTTTAAACTTATAAGATTGTGCGCCTCCTATAATGTTAATCTTTGGAAATAATCCAACGTTTAGCTGGTAATTTAAAGCCGTCTCAGCATTGTTTTGATCTAGCGTTACAACCTTAGTAACATCCCCAGCAGCAAGCAAAGGACCGTAAGGAATTTGCCATTGGTAAGGAAATCCAAACGATTCAATCGTAACTGTCTTGCGAATAATTGCCTTACCCATGTACGACTCACAATGTAAGCGCGCGACTTTTATAAGGCTAGTAATTAGGGTGTCCTCGGCAGCTCCGTCGATTCTAGCGTATTCTTTTGCCTCTGCCAATGTAATTGGCTCGGTAACTGGCGCTACGTCGGCAAACTGGATTGAATAACCAGTAAAACTGCCATTGCTTGGACTATATAATAAATCACTCATTGTATTGTTTTTTTGCTTTGTCAACGATAAAATTAAAGAATCTTTCTAGTTCTTGGTCTTGGTATTTTAGGCGTTCCTCTGCAAGGTTGCGCATAATGTTTTGGTGAAAGTCGTATAAAATTTCGTCGCTCATCAATTCCTCAATCTTTGCAGCCATGCCTTCTATGTCGTTACGATCAAAGTAAAGGCCAGCGGCTCCAAGACATTCCTTTAAACCATCCGTAGGCGTGCAAATAACTGGCAGCCGATTAATTGCCGCCTCCAAACCAACGCGCCCGTAGGACTCATAAAATGAGGGCACAAGCACAATGTTTGTTTTGCCATAAATCAAATGGACGTCAGGCGTTTGGGCTACATACTTTAAATTTTTTAACGTGTCGTCCATGATTTGCTCGCCGTAGCTTCCAAGTACGCCAAGAAATTTGCGCTTAGGCAATCGTTTTGCCAATTCAATTAATATATGTCCGCCTTTGTTCTCGTTGCAATTAATAAGGGTAATGTATTGCCCATGCTTGCGGTTGTACTTTACATCCTCGGGAAAAATTGGCGGTTTGCAAACAATTGACGCATTTGGGTAAGGCCCGTTTTGTACGTTTTTTTCGTTTGCCTTATTGTTGTAAACAACGTGAATATTTTGTTGTTTAAAACGGACGTTTCTATAATCGGAATCGTTATGGCTTAAAAAAATCAATTGCTTTTTAAAATGTCTTGCCCAATTAATTGCAACGCCTGTATTATCTAAATGGGTAAATATTACGCTCGCATTTTGTAAGGCTAGAAAAAAATCGTTTGAATAATAACCAGTAATAAACTTTATAAAAGCAAACTTTTCGCCGTCGGGATAAATTTGGCTTTCAGGTAAAATGACTTCAACGTTGCATCCTTTTTCGTGAAAATATTTGGCGTAATGTTGAACGGTCCACTCGGCGCCTGAGTTATGCGTTCCCGCCCACGCGTGTACAAAAAAAACGATATTCATGTTTTTTATTTTTGATTCTTTGAAAGGTATTGATTTTTAGATAAATAAAAAAAGGCCGCCAATATTTGGCGACCCTTTTATAAACAAACACCTATTTTACTTATGATGCTGAACCGTTAGCCAAAGCCGCTGCAAATGTTCCGTAAACAATTGATTGAGTTGTGTAAACTGCAAGTGCAATTCTTTCCTCAACTCTAACTGTTACAAAGTTCTTAGTTACGTTGTCAGCGTCTTGCTCGAAAAACTCCAAAGTAACTCCCTGACGAACGAACAATTGGGAACCTAGTGCAAAGTCTCCAACAAAGAAATCGCCAACAACAACGCCATTGATTGCGTAAACTGGAACGCCCATTATAAACATTTGTCCGCCAGTCATAGTGACATAAGAAGGCAAAATATAAGCTCCAGCGGTTTCCTTAGTAGATACTAATTTAAGGTAATCCGTTGGGTTAATCATAATTGCGTTTGGTGCGTACTCGTTCTTAGTAGTTTGAACTACCGCAGCAGCCAAAACGTCAAATCTGTTAACAGATGCTCCAAAAGAAACAGTTGTCCAAGCCGATC